GACATAAGGAGTCGATGATGGACAAGAAAGATTTAGCACAAGACAAAAAGATGGTTGCTGGCGCTGTGCATAAGCACGAGAAAGCCATGCACCCCGGCAAGCCCATGACTAAGCTCAAGGCTGGTGGTAAGACCAACAGCGACATGCTGAAGTATGGTCGCAACATGGCGAAGGTGATGAACCAACGCAGTGCTGGTCGGGGCAAGTAACATGGCCACCTACACGCAACCTACAAAAGTAGCCAACGTAATTGTTGGTGAAGAGCCTGCGAAAGAAACCATGCGTAAAGCCAATGTTTCTGTGGCAAATACCCGTAGCCAAGACTATCCTCCCATGAAGACTTCTGGGATTGTCGTGCGCGGTGGTAAGGCTCAGACCAAAGGCAAAATGGCCCGGGGCCCAATGGCATGACTTACACTGAGCTTGTAGCAGCAATACAAACCTACACGGAAAATAATTTTCCAACGATTACGCTTGCGGATTCGTCTACGGTTTCGTCTACGGCTCAGATCGCCCGATTCATCCAGCAGGCTGAACAGCGCATATACAACACAGTTCAGTTCCCGTCGCTTCGCAAAAACGTGACAGGCACAGTGACGGCTAGTAACAAGTACCTTGCGTGCCCAGACGACTTCCTGTCTACGTATTCCTTGGCGGTAATCAACACCGATGGTAGCTACGAGTACTTGCTGAACAAGGATGTCAACTTCATCCGTCAGGCGTACCCCACGCCAACAGATACAGCCATTCCTAAGTACTATGCACTGTTTGGCCCAACCACAACAGCAGGCCCAACACCAACTATTACCAACGAGTTAAGTTTTATCCTTGGCCCAACGCCAGATACAACCTACAGTGTTGAGTTGCATTACTATTATTACCCCGAGTCAATTACCACAGTGGCTTCTGGTCAGACATGGTTGGGTGACAATTTTGATTCGGTGCTGTTGTACGGCTCGCTTGTAGAGGCATACACCTTTATGAAGGGTGAGACTGATATGCTGCAACTCTATGATGGCAAGTACAAAGAAGCACTTGCGTTGGCATCTCGCCTCGGTGATGGTCTCGAGCGCAGCGATGCGTACCGCAGCGGTCAATTTAGACAGCCGCCGTTGCCACAAAATAATGGGGTGCGTTGATGGCGTTCACGGGAAACTACACCTGCAACGTATTTCGTACAGGCATCTTGGATGGCGTGTACAACTTTGGCACGGGCACAACAGACGTATTCAAGATTGCGCTCTATACCAATGCAGCCACGCTTGATGCATCTACCACGGCCTATACGACTACAGGCGAGGTCGTGGACGCTGGTTATACGGCAGGCGGCGAGATTTTGGTAATAAACCAGGTGCCAACCACAGGCAATGCACCCAACACAACCGCGTTCTTCTCGTTTGCAAATGCTTCATGGACTGGTGCTATAACTGCCCGTGGAGCTTTGATTTATAAATTTAACGGGACAACTAATCCGGCAGTTTGTGTGCTGGACTTTGGCTCAAACAAGACTTCAACAACCACTTTTGTGGTGCAGTTCCCTGCCGCCACAAACACCACAGCAATCATAAGGATCGGCTAATGGCACTTGTAACCACAACCAAAGGCGACATGGATGACTCTTTGCTGGAAAAGCGTGAGGGTACCGTGGACAACGACAATGAATTAACCACATGGGTTGAGTATTGGTTGGAAGGTGAGCTTGTCCACCGGTCTGCGCATGTGGCCTTGAAGAAAATGCCCGTCTTTGGCGGTGGCGAAACCCAATCAATTGGCTAAAGGATAAATCATGGCAAACACCCAATCAATGTGCACCTCATTCATGAGCGAGCTAATGCTTGGTCAGCACCAGCTTGGCACTTCAACTATCGTATCCCGTGGTAGCTTGACATCGCCAACTACCGATACGGTAAAAGCAGCCCTGTACCTGACATCAGCAACCATCAATGCGGCAACTACTGTATATACAGTAACTGGCGAAGTGTCTGGTACTAACTATGTTGCTGGTGGTGTGACGGTAACGAATGCTACGGCTCCGACTTCAACCAACAGTTCTGCAACTGCTGGTGTGGCGTATTGGACTCCTTCAGCATCAATTACATATACCACGGTGACATTGACCACAGCTTTTGATACTGTGTTGCTCTACAACTCAACACAAAGCAACAAGGCCATCAGTGTCCACACGTTTGGTTCACAGACCATTACGGCAGGCACTTTCACCTTGACTATGCCGTCAAACACTACGTCAACTGCTTTGTTGCGCTTGGCAACTACCTAAAGAGGTAGTTCATGGCTCTCGGCTGGGGCAACAATGCTTGGGGCGACAACGGCTGGGGCGGCACTCTTGAAGCAACGGGGGATGTAGCAACAGGAACCGTAGGGACGGTCACGCCCAGTCGGACTGTTGCGTTAAGTGGGGTTCTGGCTTCTGGGGCGGTTGGGACTGTTGTTGAGACAAATAACCCAACAGAAAACGGCAATATTGCTTTTGGAAACGTGGGCAGTGTTGGAGTTTCCCGTGTAATTTCTCTGACTGGCGTTTCAGCGGCGGGAGCGGTTGGTACTGTTGTCCACAGCAAAACTGTTGCGCTGACCGGAGACTTGGCAAGCGGAAGTGCTGGTACGGTTTCTCGGGGAGCTACATCACTGGCTTTGACTGGTAGAGTGGCCTCTGGGTTGGTTGGCACTGTTTCTCGGGGTGCGACCTCATTGGCCTTGACCGGTAATGCCGCTGCTGGCGCGGTTGGCACGGTTATTCGGGGCGGCTCGGTTGCTCTGACTGGTGTTGTAGCTTCTGGTATTGCGAATGCGGTTATTGTTCCGATTCCAAGCAATCAAGCAGATGGCGCAGTTGGGTCAGTGGGGTATGAGCTAATCATTGAATTGACTGGTAACGCTTCCACGGCTGCTGTTGGATCGATAGCGTTGGGGCCAAGAACATTTGGTCTGACAGGAAATCAGGCTCAGGGATATGTTGGAACACTGATTGCGGTCTACTGGAAGCTGATTGATGATAGTCAAACAGCAGACTGGGCATCAATCTCAAACGTACAATCGGCAGGCTGGGCAAATATAGATGACACGCAGGCTGTGAACTGGCAAAATACCAGCAATCCACAAACTCCGGGCTGGTCGCTGATTGATGATGAGCAAACCCCAAATTGGGAAGAAATTGAGGTAACAACATGACGACAGCATATACATCACTTTTGGGCTTGGCCTTACCCGTTACCGGCGAACTGTCCGGCACATGGGGCGACACGGTAAATAACAGCATTACCTCGCTGCTCGACTCAGCTATTGCGGGTACTCAGACAATTACTGCTGATACCACGTTGACCACAACCACGGGTGCAGCCAATCAGTCTCGTCAGGCAATTCTGTTGTGTTCACCGGCCTCAGCAAACATCACCATCACGGCTCCTGCGCAGTCTAAGATTTACACGGTAATCAACACATCTGCTACCTATACGGTAACTGTGCGTGGTGTTGGCCCGACCACTGGTGTGACTTTGGGTGTAAGTGAGAAGGCGGTTGTTGCATGGAATGGCTCTGATTTCATCAAGATTAGTAACACGACTGGCGATGGCACATTTGCCAACCTGACTGTTACGGGTAACACTATCCTTGGTAATGCCGACACTGACACCATCACTCAAACAGCTTCTTACGTCACAGGCACTCAGCTTAAATCAGCAAAGACAGCTACCAATACTTTGTCTCTTGCCGCATATGACACAGATGGCGCAGCATATACAAACTTAATTACACTAACTGCTAGTACTACACCAACGCTGAATCTTACTTCAGTAGGTACTGGCACTATCAACAATATGTCCATTGGGGCAACGACAGCAAGTACTGGAGCATTCACCACTTTGTCAGCTACAGGTAATACGACCATAGGTGATGCTGACACTGATACCATCACTCAAGCGGCCTCCTATGTTACAGGCACTCAGCTTAAGTCAGCAAAGACAGCAACCAATACTTTGTCTCTTGCAGCATATGATGTGGATGGTACAGCCTATACCAACTTAATTACGTTGACTGCGGCTAATGCACCAACACTGACGTTAACATCAACGGGCGTAGGCACAATCAATAACATGTCCATTGGTGCAACAACAGCATCAACAGGTGCTTTTACTACGTTGTCTGCTTCAGGTACATTGACTGCTACTGGTGCTGTAACCGCTAATACAACTACCAACGCACAGTCATACACCACCACTGGCGCAGGGACGATAACAATCAGTTCGGGAACGGCTGGCACTATCAACAACATGTCTATCGGGGCAACGACAGCTTCAACCGGTGCGTTCACCACGCTAACTGCTTCTGGAGCGACTACGCTAAATGGCAATACAACAATTGGTGATGCGGTAGCAGACACCATTACCGTAAATGGGCAGTTTGTAACAGGTACAGTTTTAAGGTCTGCACAAACAGCTACCAACACACTTGCCCTTGCGGCTTACGATACAGATGGCGCAGCATATACAAACTTAATCACACTAACTGCTAGTACAACACCCACACTTGCGCTAACGTCAACTGGTGTTGGCACTATCAACAACATGTCTGTAGGTGCTACCACCGCTTCAACAGGCGCATTTACAACATTAACAAGTAATGGTGCAACAACTTTTACCGCAAATACTGCTTCAACCACTACTGGAACAGGAACACTTGTAATCACAGGCGGTTTAGGTGTAAGCGGAAGGATTAACGCGGCCAACTTTGATGGAATTATTGGTGCCAATACAGCCGCCGCAGGAACATTTACTACGCTCAGCAGTACAGGCAATACAACCATTGGCGA